ACCATGGCTACCCACAGCCTGCGCAAACACGATCCAGGGTAGCACTTGCCAATTGCGGCAAAATGGTGCATTGAACGGATTGGATCGCGCTGACTGTGCGTTTGCCCCCGAGAGTCGTAGGCGAGGCCGACCCGAGCGCTTGATCCCGAGACAGCGGAGGCCGCACTCCGCACCCAATCCGAAATTGCGCCCAGAACACAGACAGGCGGTCCTAACCGGGCCGCCCGTTTCAATTCATCACCATGACTGCCAACATCCTTGGAACTTGGTTCGTATTTCTGCTCATCGCCATCATCGTCGGAAACTACCTTGCCCACGACGGTTGGTGACATCGCTCGTAGCACCCGCATGCGTATCCTGCGGCTCAACTCAGGAGCCCGAACATGCACGCCGGTTCTGTTAATGACCTCATCCCCCACGCCAAGCGCGGCGGTTTGCTCTTTACGTGCCTCGCTGCGTTGATCGCGGCGACGTTCGGCTGGTCTCAAGGTCACGACCTTGTCAGCAAGGTTTGCCTCGCTGTGGGCCTCGCTGGCGCATCGTTCGTCGTCGGCTACGCCCTCGTCTTCGCCCATGCCGCGTTCAAGCAGGGCAAGCACGCTGTCGGCTGCGCCGCCGTGGCGCTCTTTGCCGTCGCGGTCGCTGTCGAACTCTTAAGCCACCTGGGCGCTACCGCAGCCTCTCGCCAAGCTGATCTGTCCCAGGCCCGCCATCAGACCAACACCTACACTGACACGCGTGGCGAACTCGAGCGCGCCCGTTCCGATTTGGCCGCAATGAAGCCCACTCGCACGCCCGCCGCCATCTCCGCTGAAATGCAAGGGATCGAGAGCCGCCCGTGGTTTGCCGGCACTGCCAACTGCGTTTCCCCCGGAAGCTATGGCAATTCGTGCCGCCGCTACATCGCGCTCAAGGGCGAACTCGCCACCGCACAGGCTCGGGCGGCTCTTGACAAACGCGTGCAGGACCTGACTGCAAGATCCGCAGAGTCCAGCACGGGCCACAGCGTTGCCGGCGCACAGTCACAAGTCCTGGCGTCGATTGCCACGCAGAGCACCAAGCCGACGGCGGATCAGGAGTTCTGGACCAACGTCGGCGTGAGCATGCTGCTTGCGATTTTCTTCGTCATGTCCGGCTTGCTCAACTTCATTGCCTACGCTTTCGAGCAGGCTGAACCTGCCGCACAGCCCACCGCTGCCATCGTCCCCTTCAAGGTTCCGTCTGTCGGCACTGCTCACGTAGGCCCGACATCTGGCCCCATGATCCCGGCATCCCTAAAGGCTGCCAATGGATGACGAAGACGACACCGAAGGCTTTCAAGTGATCGAACCGAAAGAACGAAAAATGGCAAAGAAGCCAACGCCCAAGCCCAAGCCGAACAAGCCAAAGCGCAGCAAGTAACCCGTGGCCCGCCATTCGATCCACTTTACGCCCCGCGGCGCGACGACGTTCCACAACGTCCGCAAGGATCTGACTGGCGAGCCCCTGCTGCTGCTCGACGAGGACGAGGTAAAAACCCTCACCCTCGACTTCACCGATTACCTCGACAGCGGAGAGACCATCTCATCCGCCTCAGCCACAGCCAAAAGCGTTACGGTCAGCACAGCCACATCTAGCCCCACTGTCACGCTGACGCTTTCGGCTGCTCAAAGTCACTCGGACGGGAGTGTTACCCTGGTTGTGATCTTCAGCTCTGGCAACAAGTGGCGCGGCATCATCCGTGTCCGCAGAACCGATCGCTTCACCGACGAAGCCCTGATGGACGATTACGTATGATCGGGAACACCGGGGCTCACCCGCTCTGCAAGGACTGCAAGCACGGCATGCACGAAGGCGGGCCGCTCAGCTACGTTTGCGCCAAGACACAAGACGTTGTGACGGGATACTCCGCACCCTGCTCTGAGGCTCGCAAGGAAGAGCATTGCGGCATGGCCGGCAAATGGTTCGAGCGCCGCCAGAACATCTCCGCCATCGTCGATCAGGCCCCGATCACGACCTACGTCAAAGACGACGGATCGATCCACAACAAGCGCACCAATCAGCCCATTGCTGAGAACGACAAGGTAAGAGCCTATAGGCCGGAAGACGTGAACCTAGACCAGTGGAAAAAGGACAATGGCAGCGCGTAAGTTGAAGGTGCAGCACGACGACCGTACACGCCTCAAGATTCGGACCAGTCAGCTCCTAAATCGCTTGCATGCATATGCACTTAGCGAATCTGATCCCCAGAGTGGCAAGACGGTGGAATTGTCGTCTACTCAGGTCAAAGCAATCGAAGTTCTTTTGCGCAAATCACTACCTGATCTGAGCCAGGTGGAGAGCACAAATACCAACATCAACATTGATGCCGCGGAAATGACGGATGCAGAGCTTGCAGCTATCATCGCCGGGGATCACACGGCAGTCAGCAGCGCTGGAACTTCTGAAGAGGCGGAAGAGCAGGACGGCGCTCATCCCGTTCACTGAATACACACTGCCAAACTACCAGCCTGCAGCACACCACACGTTGATTGCCGAGAAGCTGGAAGCCGTTGAGCGAGGCGAAATCGACCGCCTCATGATCAACATGCCGCCTCGGCACGGTAAGTCCGAACTGGCCTCGCGTCGCTTTCCTGCATGGTTTCTCGGTCGCCATCCGAACAAGAGCGTGATTGCCGCCAGCTATAACAGCGACCTCGCCGCAGACTTCGGCCGTCAGGTCAGGAACATCGTTGCCGCCCGTGAATACGCCAACCTTTTCGAGACAAAGCTTGCAGAAGACAGTCGCGCGGCGAACCGGTGGAACACGGACGCTGGCGGTTCCTACGTCGCTGCCGGTGTCGGTACGGCTATCACTGGCCGCGGCGCAGACATCCTGCTCATCGACGACCCGGTCAAAGATCGTGAAGAGGCGGACAGCGAAATCCAGCGCCAGAAGGTATGGGATTGGTACACGAGTACGGCCTATACCCGCTTGGCTCCCGGTGGCCGCATCATCGTCATTCAGACGCGCTGGCATGAGGATGACCTCTCTGGGCGATTGCTGGTTGAGCAAGCCAAGGGCGGCGACAAGTGGGAAATCCTCGAGCTTCCAGCAATCACAAGCGATGGCCGTGCGCTCTGGCCCGAGTTTTATCCGCTCGAAGTCCTTGAACGAACTCGAAAGGTTCTCCCTCCACGAGACTGGTCAGCGCTTTATCAGCAGCGGCCAGCCCCAGACGAAGGCGCATACTTCAAGCGCGAATGGTTTCGCTGGTACGACGCAAAGCCCGCGCAGCTTCGTGTCTACGGGGCCAGCGATTATGCGGTCACGGATGGCGGCGGAGACTACACCGTCCATGTCGTCGTCGGCATCGACGCCGACGATAACCTCTATGTTATGGACCTCTGGCGCGGGCAGACCACATCGGATGTCTGGATCTCGTCATGGCTCGATCTCGTCAGGCAGCACAAGCCGATGATGTGGGGCGAAGAGCAAGGCCAGATCGTCAAGTCTATCGGTCCGTTCCTTGAGAAGCGCATGCGCGAAGAGCGCGTTTACTGTCGCCGCGAACAGATCACGAGCGCATCCGATAAGCCCACGCGCTCGCGCTCGATCCAGGCCCGTACATCCATGGGCAAGGTCTATCTGCCGAGCAAATCGCCTTGGCTGGCCGACTTCACGAGCGAATTGCTGACGTTCCCGTCCGGAAAGCATGACGATCAGGTGGACGCCTTTGGACTCATTGGCCGCCTGCTCGACGAGATGGTGCCGGCGCAGATGCCAAAGGTTGAGACCAAGCGGACCACCGATGGTTATCGCAAGCGTGAGGCGCAGGATTCGTATCGCACACTGACATGATGGAGAAAAAGATTCCGCGAAGTGTCAAAAATCCCCGGGCCGACATCCGAATGAGTGGAACCTGATTCTAATGGCTGACCACGCCGTCGCCATTCACGACCCACAGCACATGCAGCCTGCCCGCGCCACCGGCAGCGACGACCTCGCCGAGAAGCGCCGCAAGTTCCGCGCATTCGAGCAGAACAAGGAGCGCGAGCTGCGCGAGGCCCAGCAGGCGCGGCGGTATTACCACGGCAAGCAGTGGACCGACGACGAGATTGCTCGCCTCAATCGCCGCGGTCAGCCAGTCATCACGGACAACCGCATCGCACGCAAGATCGACTTTCTCGTGGGCGTCGAGCAGCGCATGCGGCGCGATCCCAAGGGCTACCCGCGCACGCCGCGTGACGAGCAGAGCGCCGATACGGCAACGGCCGGCCTGCGCTTCGTGTGCGACATGAATAGATGGGAGCACAAGGCGTCCGACTGCGCGCACGATGGCATGGTGTCAGGCGTCGGCGCGTTGTGGGTCGGCATCGAGAATGGTCCGATGGGGCCTGACCCGAAGCTGAAGGTGTGCCAACCCGACCGGTTCTTCTACGATCCGCGCTCCGTGTTGCCGGATTTCTCCGATGCCCGCTATGTCGGCATGCACCTGTGGGTGGATATCGACGACGCGCTTGCCGAATTTCCCGACAAGCACGACGAGCTGAACCGTCTTGTTGATCGCTCCGGCGGGCTGACCACGATGAAGCTCGAGGAAGACCGTTCCGAGCAGTGGGGCGACTTCGAGCGCCGGCGCATTCGCATTGTCGAGATGTACGAGAAGAAGCCGCTGGCGCCGATGCGTAGCGGGTTTGGCTGGTATTACTGCAAGTTCTCCGGTGACGTGATCCTGGAAGGCATGTGGTCGCCATATCTCGACGAGAACGGCGTCCCTGATTGCCCGTACGTTGCCTGGTCACCGTACACTGACGAGAAGGGAGATCGGTACGGCCTTGTCCGCAACATGCGGCCGATGCAGGACGAGATCAATCACCGCCGGTCTAAGCTCCTGCACCGCGTCAATGTTCGCCAGATTCACCTGCGCAGGGGAATTGTTGACGACGTAGACGACACGAAGGTGCAGCTTTCTCGCCCGGATGGCGCTGTCGAGCACAACGGCACATGGGGCGAAGACATCGGGATCATCGACCAGTCCAGGGAAATGCAGGGCGAGGCTGAGTTGCTGGCGCAGGCACAGGCGAGCTTGGAAAACCTGGGACCGAACCCCGGCTTGATCGGAAAGGGCGGCGGCGTCGCGGATCAAAGCGGACGGGCCATCCTGGCGCAGCGCGATAGCGGAATGACCGAATTGAGTCCGGTGTTCGAGCGCCTGCGCGACTGGAAGCTGCGCGTGTACCGGAAAATCTGGTGCCGCTGCAAACAGGCTTGGCAGGGCGAGCGCTGGATACGCATTACCGACGAGGACGACGCGCCTGCATTCCTGGGTCTCAATCAATATCAGCAAGACCCGATGACGGGCGAGCTTGTCACGCAGAACGTCGTCGCTGAAATCGACGTGGACATCATTCTCGAAGAGGGTCCCGACACGATCACCATGCAGGAGGAGCTGATGCAGACCTTCAGCCAGATGGGCGAGGTTGCAGCCGGCCCGATGGGCAAGGTGATGATTGAACTAAGCCAGGTCCCGAACAAGGAACGGCTTCTGAAAATGATCGACGAGGCGACCGCGCCTGATCCTGCCATGAAGCAGATGGAAATGCGGATGGCAAAGCTGGAAGAGATGCTGAAGGCCGCCAGCATCGACGAGAAGATTGCCGCTGTCGAGAACAAGCGCGCCGACACGTTATCCAAGCTGATGACGGCCTCGACGCCGCAGCAGCAGCAAACCGACGAGTTCGGAAATCCGAAGGGACCGCCGCCGGCCCAGCCAAACCTTGGCGCTGCGTTCCAGGCCATGCAGGCGTTCCCGCTAATGTACGGTCAGCCAACCGTCGAGCAAATGGCGATGATGGAAGGCGAAGAGCCGCCAATGCCACCGATGGGAATGGACGGCATGCCGCCGCCACAGGCGATGCCTCAACAGATGCAAGACCCTGGCGCAATGCCTGGCGGTCAGCCGGTTGATCCGAACTTGAGTGGAGTGGCCCCGCCGGCCTAACCGGCGTCAGCGCGACTTCGGCGCGTAATCCGATGCACCTCGTGACCAGCTACGACAAAGCGGAGAGAGACACATGGCCGTCAAGGACGAAGAGTCTGCAGTACTGGACGACGTATTCGCATCGAACCGCGACAGGGGCGCTGATTCCGCCGCGCCCGAGTCTGAGGTCAAGGCAGAACCCGAACCGCACAAGGCCGAGGCCGACGCGGAGCCGGTTGCAGAAGCCGAACAGCCCGACTCGTCGAAGCAATACCGAGACCCCGAGACCGGCCGGTTTGTTCCTCTACACGAGCTGAAAACCGAGCGCACCAAGCGTCAGGAAGAAGCTCGACTGCGCGAAGAGGCAGAGCGTCGCTATCAGGAAGCTGAGCGGCGCATGGCTGACCTTGAGCGCAGGTTTGCGCAGCACCAACAGCCTCCGCAACCGCCGCCGGACTGGATGATCGAGCCAGACCGTGCTGCGGCACACTTCCAGCAGCAGATGGCCCAGCAGCTTTTTGAAACCAGGGTCTATGCCACGCAGGAAGTCATGCGCTCCATCAAGCCCGATTACGATCAGGCTGAAGAAGCGTTCGCGAAGGCAGCTCAGCAGAACCAAACGCTGGCACGCCAGATGATGAGCCACCCGAACCCGGCGAAGTTCGCCTACGAGCAGGGCAAGCGGATCATGGCCATGGAGCGGATTGGTGCAGATCCAGACGCCTACGAAAAGCGCATCCGCGAGGAAACGCGCAAGCAGGTGTTGGAAGAGCTGAAGAAGGGCCCTGCGCAGCCGCAACGGTTTCCTGGCACGCTGGCGGATGGCACCGCCTCCGGCGCGCAAGGAGCCATCCTCACCGACGAGGCCATGATGGCAGACGTATTCGCGTCGAACAGACGATCGCGAGTGCGCGCGTAAGCCAGCGTTCTGATGCCTCGTGATCTTAACCCCTCTGATCACGAGAAAAACCAATGGCAGAGACTAGCGTCTTGTCAGGCTTGGACCTGACCAAATGGCGGCGTGAATTTATTCGCGAGTACGTTCGTGATACCGGCTTCGAGCCGTACATGGGCGACAGCCCGATGGACATCATTCACGTCTGCAACGACCTGAAATCAGACGGCTACACGATCCGCATTCCGCTGATTGCCCGCCTGCAGGGCAACGGCGTGTCGGGCAACACCCGGCTCAGTGGTTCGGAAGAGCGCCTGGACCAATACTACCAGGACATCACCTGGGAGTTTTACCGCAACGCGATCGAGGTTTCCAAAAAAGAGCGCGAGAAGTCGGCGGTTGACCTGCTCAGCGTGCGCCGGCCGCTTCTGAAAGAGTGGGCGTCGGAACTGATCAAGTATCAGCTCATCGACGGCTTCCACAAGATGAGCAGCGGAACACAGTACAAGGATGCTGATGCGACGGCACGAAACAACTTCGTGACGTACAACGCGGACCGCGTGCTGTTCGGCAAGACCAAGTCGAACTATTCGACCACGATGGCGACCGCGCTCGGCAACATCGACGCGACCGACGACAAGCTGACCTCGGCCATGGGCCGGTTGGCAAAGCGTATGGCTCGCACCGCGAACCCGCACATCCGGCCGTTCAAGACCGGCACGCAGGGCCGCGAGTACTACGTGATGTTCTGTCATCCGTATTGCTTCAGGGATCTGAAGTCGGACGCCACGATCATCGCGAACAGCCAGTACGCCCGCGCTCGTGAAGGCGACGCCATGGACAAGAACCCCTTGTTCCAGGACGGCGACCTGATCGACGACGGCGTGATCTATCGCGAGATCCCCGAGTTCCTTCAGGCTCGGCAGGGCTCCACGTCAGATTCGCTGGTGAACACCAACACCACGTTGGTGGATGCGGGTAACTCGAACTGCGATGTCGGCGTCAACTTCCTGTGCGGCGCTCAGGCGGTCGGCATGGTGAACAAGCAGGCTGCGACGCCGATCACCAAGAAGGAAGACGATTACGGCTTCTTCGATGGTGTTGGCATCGAGCTTGCGCACGGCATCGACAAGCTCCGCTGGAACAACGGCGCGGGCACCAACAAGGATCTCGGCATCCTGACGGTGTACGCCGCAGCCCAGCCCGACGCTTGATCTGAGGTTCTGAGATAGGAACGAAAGACAATGGCAATCTATACTACTCAGAAGTCGCAGACCTACAGCACCGTTGTAGGCCAGGGCGGCGCGCGCAGCTTGGTTTGTGACGGCTGCGCAGTCACGCTTACGTCAGCGATGACCGACAACGCAAACGACGAAATCGAGCTTCTTTGGGTTCCAAAGGGCGCGGTTATTGTCAGCGTTGAATTGCGCTGCACGGACATCGACTCCAGCACCGGCATCATCTGGGATGTTGGCGACGATGGCGATGAAGATCGGCTGATCGCCGCGACGACAGTCGGACAGACGGCAGCGACGACAACAACGCTTGCAGCCGCGGGCTTCCTCTACAAGTACACCGCGGCGACGAAGATCAAGGCTTATGTGAACACTGCTGTAAGCGGTACTTTCTCAGCCGGAACGCTGTACTTCCGCATCACGTACTTCGTTGACGAGAACTTCTCGGCAGCGAACGCAGTGGTGAGCTAACCTATGGGCGCCAAGACCAAGCAGGACCTCGCAACCGATGTGCTTCGCGTTGGTCTTGGCGTCATCGATGCGCTGCATTCGCCATCGGCTGAGGATTCAGCACTGATCGAGGGGCAGTACGACCACAAGCTCGCGGAGCTTCGCGACGATGGGCTCGTGTACTGGCCGAACACAGGCCGTGATGTTTCCGAAATCCCAGAAGCGATCTTCGGCGCTCTCGTGGACATCATGACGGAAGACGTGGCGAACGCCTTCGGCAAAGAAACGCCGTCAGCATTCGATGATTACGGACGGCAGGTTTCGTGCGGCACGCGCGGGCTGCGCAAGCTGCGCGCTCACATTTCCAAACGACGGTCGGGCGAGCCGACCAAGGCTGTTTATTATTGATGACCATCGTCCCCCTCGCCCTCCCCTCAGGCTCGAGCCCCGCACGCCACGGCCACGCCGGCGCGACAAGGCTCGTGAACTGCTATCGCGAGGACGTGGGCGAGGAAGGCAAGAACCCGTTCAACATTCATGCGTGCGACGGGTTCGATCTGTTCTCGACCGGTAGCACCGAAAGCCAGGTGCACGCGATCTTCGCGCTGTCCGACGCGGAAGCCTACGCCAAGATCGGGCGGCAGATCGTGCGCGTCGATCCGGGGGGTACATTGACCGCGATCGGTGGTGTCCCGGCAGATGGTCTGTGCACCTTTGCACGCAACCGAGCGGTGCCGGCCGAGATCGTGCTGGTGTCGGACGGTCTCGTCTATCAGATCGTCTCGAACGTGCTGACGCAGATTTCCGACCCCGATCTCCCGCCGGCGACGAGCGTCACGCAGGTGAGCGGCTATTTCGTGTATCAGCTTGCAGACGGGCGCATGTTCGCCAGCGAGCTCGACGACACCAACGTGCTGAGCACGGATTTCGCCGCGGCGGCGTCCAATCCGGACGGCGGCGTGCGATGCGTTGCGCGCGGACAGGACCTGATCTCGTTCGGCAAGGAGAGCGTGGAGTTCTGGGCCGATCAGGGCAACGAGGGATTCCCGTTCGGGTTCACAACGGCGCGCTCTGTCGGTCTGCTGTCGGCGCGCGCTGTCGCGGCCGTCGATCAAACCGCGGCGTTCGTCGCGCACGACCACACGGTGCGCATTCTGCAAGGGTATGATCCCGTCATCATCTCGACCCACGACATCGACCGGCTGATGAGAGCAGAATCCGATCCGAGCGTGATCACGTGCTGTTCGTGGACCTCGGACGGGCACGTGTTCCTCGCCGTGTCGGGCAGCGACTGGACGAAGGTCTACGACCTCACGACGAAGCGCTGGCACGATCGCGAGAGCTACGGCCTCAATCGCTGGCGCGTGTCGTGCGCGGCGCGGTTCGGCACGATGACGCTGTTCGGCGACTACGCCAACGGCAAACTCTACCGCCTCAATCCAGATACCTACACGGAAGCGGGGGATCATCTGGTGATGACGGCGCAGTTGCCGATGGCGCACGGGTTCCCGCATCGCGTCCAGCACAACGCGCTGTACGTGGACATCGTACCCGGCGTCGGCCTCGTGTCGAGCACGGAGAGCGTCGCCAATCCACAGCTCATGATGGACTACAGCGACGACGGCGGGGAGCACTGGTCGACGCAGCGCATGGCCTCGATCGGCCGCGGTGGCGATCGTCTTCGCCGTGTGCAGTTCAACCGCCTGGGCCAATCACGCGGGCGCATCTATCGGCTGAGCGTCTCGGCGGCGGTCGCACGATCGCTCGTCGGCGTCTCGCTCGATATGGAAAAGCTGGCAGCGTGACATGGCCGACATTCCCCCGCCCCCGCTGCAAACGCCAGTACAAGACGGACAGGGCAACATCACGCCTGAGTGGGTGCGGTGGTTCAAGGCGCTCGAGAAGATCATCAAGGGGCTGAGCTAATGGCTTTCTTCTCGTCACTGCTCGGAAAAGACAGTGCTCGCGCCGCAACGCAACTGGGCGAGCGCAATGCCGGACAGCTGCGCTCGAGCTACGGCCAGGCGGACAGCTACGCGAAGCAGGGGTACGACGCACAGCAGGGCTATTACAAACCCTATGCCGAAGCGGGGAACGCAGCACACACCGCGTACAACAACACGCTGGGGCTCAATGGTCAGGAGGCACGCGACCGGCAGTTCCAAGAGGGCTATGTCAACGATCCCGCGCTTGCCTACCGCACGCAGGGCACGCAAACGGCGATGCAAAACCTGCTGCGCAAGTACAATGCCGGCCCGTCCGGCGCGAACTCTGGCGCGGCCATGTACGGCGCCGGGCGATTGAACATGGAGAACTTCAACCGCGATTGGGGCGACTACCAGAACCGGTTGCTTCAACTTGGACAGCAAGGTCTGAACGTCGCGAATGCTCAGTCCGGCATCGCTGGGTCGTATTACGGCGGCATGGCCGACCGCTCGATCGGCCTCGGCAACGCTTTGGTGAGCAACGACACGAACGCGACGATGGCGGCGAACAATGCGCGGCAGCAGGGCGTGAACAACCTGCTGAAGATAGCCGGAGGCGCTGCCCAGCTTGCCATGGGAAGGCCGCCGACATCGCTCGGAAGTGGTGGTGGTGGTGGAGGAAACTCTACGTGGTTCAACCCTGACACTGGCCAGGCGTGGAACCCTGCACCTATGCCAAGTGGCGGTTATGCGCCCGATCCGCGCCGGCCGTGGGGTTGACACATGCAAAACGCACTCGCTGGCCTGTTCCCTCGTAACGGCTGGAACTTCGACGTTCCCGACGTCAACAACCTTCTCACCCCCGTTCAGCAGGGAATCAAGGACTACCGGGCAGCAGAACAGCAGGCATACGAGAACCAGAGACAAAACAAACTGCTTCAGCTTCAGTTGGAAAACGCCGCACTCACGCAACGCCGCTTTGGCTGGGAACAGCAGAAGTACGCGGACGAGCAGCGGCTTGCGGCTGAGAACAGGCCGCAGGAACTCGAACTTGCGCGGGTCAAGCTGGCACGGGAACGCGCCGCAGCAGGGCTGACGAACGCACAGGCGGAATACTACCGCACGAAATCAAAACCGGACGTAGCGGCCACAGGAGCGCCGGCGCATGATCCGCTGGCCGGTGCTGGCATGAATGAGGATGGCGAGATCGTTCGTGCAGGCGCAGGATCGGCGCCATCGTTCAGCGTCCCCGATTACGTGCCGCAAGGCGGCGGCTCTGCGACGGCTCCCGGCGTCATCGTGCACGGCGGCAATCGATTCTCCCCGCCGATGCGTCTTGGTGGTCCGATGGACGACATCGACCGCTCCATGCGGCTTGATGAAGGGGGGCCGCAAGGTGTGCGCGTGGCGCAAGCTGGACCGCCGGGCAATGTGCGCCCTGAACTGATGAACCAAGCCATGAGCCGGTTCGGCGCTACGGGTATGACCTCTCCCGAAGTCCCCGGCATGGTGACGGACGCAGGCCGCAATCGGCGTGTTGACGTTCCCGCAACGCGCGAAATGCAGGGGCAGCGAGCGTTCAATCAGGCTCCTGCCAGCGATCAGGAACGCTTGGCCCGTTTTCGGCAGGATCAGGAACTCTGGACCGGCATCTATAAGTCACCGCCGCGTGCCGGCTACTACTACGGCCCTGATGGCCGCGAGATGCCGAAGACCGACAAGAATTACAAAGGCGACCGCGAGCAGCAAGCCGTCGCCCTGATGAACATGAACAAGGTCGAAGACGCATCGAAAAAGCTGCTCGAATACAACTGGGCATGGCGAACTGGTCTGGGTGCGCTGAACGTCGGAGAAGTCGGCCAAGCGTTTGCCGACATGAGGCAGGGCGCGCTTGGCATCGCCTACGCCCTGTCCGGCAAGACTGTTGCCGTTGCTGAAATGAAAGACTTCATTGAGGCTTATGGCCCGGTGCCCGGCGACAGCGCAGAACGCATCCAGCAAAAGACGCTGCGTATGCGCCAGTTCTACCAAGCCCTTCTCACGGCTTCGCGCGGTGGCGAAAGCTACGAGACGGCATTTGCTCGAGCCATGGCGGCCACCGGCCTCAAGAACCCTGACGGAACGCCTGCGGGTGCGCCTGCTGCGGCATCTGGCGGAACCACGCTGCGCGGACAGCCTGCGCCAACGGGAAGCGTCCGCGACCTCCCCACCGACGAACTCGTCAGGAGGTTGAACGGTGGCAGGTAACGACACCCTCGACATCTATCAGGAACTCATCAACCGAGACGCCGTCCCCGCGCAACATCGCGACACGGTTGACGAGCTCGTCCGGCGCGGCGTGCTCAAGGGCAAGGCCGCAGCACCGCAGAAGGTGGAGCCGGATTTCAAACGCTACGCTCTCCAGCAGGGCACGTTCGGCACGTCTGACGAAATCCTTGCTGGCATGGAAACGCCATTCCGCATGGCGTCCGACTGGTACAACCAGAAGCCTGTCAGCATCGGTGGCGCTTATGATGCAGCTTTGAAGCGCCAGCGTGAGGCTAGAGACGCAGACAACGCCTATTATGGGGGAACGGCCGCTGGTGTGGCAGGTTCGGTCGTGGGCGGCCTTCTGACGGCTCCTGCGCAAGGCGCGAGTGCTGTCGCACAAGGTGCAGCCCCGTTCTTGACGACCGTTCGCCAGATGCAAGTGCCGCTTGCTGTTGCTGGCGCGAAATTCGGCGGTGCTACGGCTTTTGGCGAAACTGACGGCTCGAGCGATCCGAACGCTACGCTGCTGGATCATGCATCGACCCGTGCGGCTGCCGTCCCGCACGGCATGGCTCAAGGTGCCGCTGGTGCGTTGGTGTTCGGCAATACGCTGGCCGGCCTGATGAAGGGTCGCGATGTATGGCGGGACCGCTCCACGGCCCGCGCTGTCGAGAACCAGAACCGGCTGACGCAGTTTCAAGAGGCGGGCATCACGGACCCGCTGCCGGCTGCCGTGTCGGCAAGCCCGCTGGCTGCGCCGCTGACCCGCGCATCTGGTGCAGCCATCGGCGGCAACCCCATCGGCACCAAAGCGCGCGAAAACATCGCCCAGGTAGAAGCTGGCATCAACCGCACGCTGGCCCGTCCGATCGACGGACAAGAGGCGGGAGACCTCGGACGCAACATTCAGAACGATCTGCGCCGCGCGCTGACCACGCCGTCACGTTCGTCAGACGAAATTGCGCGCATGTCGGATCAGGAATTGCAGGGCATCACAGGCCCCGTATCGCCTGAAGGTTTCCAGCCGCCCCGTCCAAACATTCGGCCAATTCCGCCAAAGGACGTTGCAGAAATCCAGCCGCGCGACGTAGGCCATCCGCCGGCGCCTCCAGCCGCCTCAAACGCAGTCAACGAACTCAATGCGGCGTATGCGGCCAAGGTCCGCGACATCGAAGCGGCCACGGCTGATTTCAATCACAACGCCACGGCCTACCAGGCTGTCGAGCAGCGCTACAAGCCGATCCTTGACCAGTATGACGGATTGTTGAAGCAAGAGCAGATCATCCGCGACCGCTACAACGATATGGCGGGTAATTACATCCGCCGCAGGACCCCTGGCGAGACGGTCGCAAACTATAACGTCCGCATGCAGTCCGTGGCGGATTCGCACGCGGCCATTAAGCAGCAGATCGAGGCCATGCGGCCGGATTACGAGGTCGCACAGCGTGCGCTCAACGCCTACGGCAGCATGGACGAGCGGATCGCGCGTATTCGCCAGATGCACTCCGAACGCGACCAGATTGAAAAGTATCTGAACGAAGCGCGAGGTTCAGAGGCCGCGCAGAAAGTCCACTTTGAGCAGGCGCAGCGCGATTACACCGATGCCAGGGTGCGCGCCGCGTCGGAAGCTGCCGACGAAACGTCACGACTTCGCGAGCAAGCTAGGTTCGAGGCGGAACAATCCACCATTGCCGCACAGCGCGCCGCTGATGAGCGCTATCAGCAGCAGCTTCGCGAAGGCAACAGCGGCTTTCGCATTGGGAACTCGCGCGAGAGCTACCCAACTGAGCTTTCTGCCGCGTACACGCTGGCTGAACGCCATGCCCCGAAGGGCGTCAAGATACAGCCGTTGGGCGATCAATACGGCGGGTCTTCCACGACAGCCGTCCTCGACAGCATCGCCAAAGAAGGCAAGCAAAGCCTCCAGATTCGTGATTTCGACGGGCGGGTGTTCGACGACAACGGCAATTTGAGCGCTCCACTGGCTCAATTCTTGCGCGGCAAAATCGGCAACGACATGACGGCGCGGCTGGAAGCGCTGGCCGAACTCAGGAACCGCGGCCCCATCCCACAAATGGGCGTGCAAGGCGTGCGTTCCTTGCTCTCGGATATGCGCACATTGGCCCGCGAGGCGGAAAGGTCTCGCTACAGCCCGACGCCACGCACGGAGGACGCAGCCATTCTGCGCCGACTGGCAAGCGCTCTGCAGGATGACCTTTATCAGCAGTTGAGCAGAACCGGCACGCCGCCGTCGTTCAAAACCGCAGATGGCGAGTTTAAGGTGTCATCGTCGGGAGCCGCACAAGCCGAAGGCCGCGCGCCCGCAGACGCCACATATTACGTGACACCGGAACAACTGAAGCGGCTTACGCGCGGCAACGCCCAAAAAGGTACGTTCTCTATCCCGGCTAATCTGTCGTTGAAGGCCGAAAACAATACGGTCGGATACTTCAACAACATGAAGAAGGAGTTTGATCGGTCGTCGTTGATCCCGTTCAACCGCAATCCGGAAGAGGGCCTAATCCCGATCCAAGTCTGGGCGGACGGTACGCGCATTACCTACGGATCGCCGGTCATCAGCCGCGCTACAACTTCGGGCGAACGCTCGGTGGCGATGTTCAAGAACACCGATGAACAGTATGCGCAATACATCAACGAATTGCGCAAACCTCTATCGAAGATCTACGGCGAGAAGGTCGACGGCGTTCAGGCGCTGGATCGCCTCGTCAAAGCCGCGCAGGACGGCGAGACGGGCATGCTCAACGCCTTTATGCGGGTGATGAACGAAAAAGGCGACCCGACGAAGGGCGCGAGCGCCATCATCTATCACATGACCGGTGGCGGCAAGGACCTGTCCCGGTTCATGGAGGCATGGCGCGGCCTTCCTCCGGTGTCGCGCCGCGCGATATTCAACAACGGTCCTGCGCGTGAACTGGAGCGCGATTTGAACCGCTACGTTGCCGTGGGCGAACGCCTGGAGCGGTTTGTGAATGCCTCGCGCCAGAACATGGCGGTAAACCCGGCGCGGATCACGCATCTGCTCACCTTGTCGGCGCTCTATACCCATTGGCCGGCGGTAATCGCAGCAACGGCAGGCAACGCGGTGGCGTCGCGGGCTTTGTCATCGCCTCGCTTACTGAAATGGATGACACAGCTTCCCAATGCAGGACGCGGCGGGTTCGAGACACCGGCCTTCCGCCAGCATGTCGGTAGGCTTGGCGCTGTAGCGGCGACCGGCAAAGAAAAGGAAGAAGCCCGCGCGCTGCTCAACGGGATCAAGCAAGCCATCGCTGGTGGTCCGGCGTTCGCCCAACGCTTCGATCAATCCTACGACCCTGCCGCCGATGAAATCTACCGGAACGAAGGCCAAGATGCCGTAGATCGGCCGACGCCGGTTCCTGCATACGTGCCCCCGCAAGCGTTCCGCGATCCGATCTACATGCCGCCGCCAAAAGCACCACGTGACGGCTTGAACCTCGAAGACCGGCCTTACTTTTGGGAGCGTGAAGTGTACAGCGATAAAATGCCCCGTATACCGCCAAGATAGGATAGACCATGGCAGGCGAAAACAAGCTTATGCAGCTCGCGCAGTACGCTGGCGGCGGTAGCCCGTATGATGAAGATGCGTATATGCGGATGCCGGTTGCGCGCCGCGGCGGCCCTCCACAGCAGCAACAGCAATACGACGGCGGCGGGTCCGATATGGACATGATGATGATATATGGCCCCGAGGATCAGGTGGCATTCGATCAGCAGGGCCGTCCGATTCCGCTGGCTGATCCGCGCCATCCGCGCAACCAGCGTTCCGCACCGCAGATCAACGCCGTGCCGCGGATACCTTTTAAATATGAAGGAATTGAAAGAACCCCATATGCAGATATGAACGTGTCGGATCGCACTCTCACGTATCTTCTTCAGCAGAGGTATGGCTCTCAGCCAAGTCCGCCAATTACGAATTATGAAAGTGAAAATCTGCCTCATTTAAACAGTGGTCCAGATTATGAAATGTACGGCACAAATCCAAAACGGAATCCCGGAATGATGCGCCTTGGTGGGCCGGAACCAGACGCAATCATCGGCCGTGGAAACATGGCGTACAATCCGCGCGCTCGCGCCATGGGATACGGTGAATCGCCTGCCAACACGTTTTTGAATGATCGGCTTTACGAACGATACATGGGCGGCGTCGATCCGTCTCCGTATGGCGGCGGCGGAACCGACTACGAGCTTGAAATGCGCTACGGCCCGAACGGTATTCCGCAAGAGCCGTTGCAGCCAGAGCCGTACAATTCCTATCCGCAGCGCCGCCGCTGATCTCGTCTGAAATTTTGTCTCGCGTACCCTAATCAGGGACACGCTACCCCATGCCTGATTCCGGTTTGATCTTCGCGCCAGCGCAAAAGCTCACGAGCGACGACCTCGCCGCACTCACTGGCGGCTATATCGAGGTCTACGAGGCTGGCACCTCGACGCCAAAAGCCGTCTATTCCGATCCTGATCTCACCGTCTCGCTCGGCAGCACCGTCTACCTCGATGCCGCGGGCAATCCCGTCGCCTCGTCGGGCTCGTCGACGAAGATCGTCGTCTATACCGACGAAAACCCCGTCAAGCTCGTCATCAAGACGTCGGCCGGCGTCACGGTTGCGACCTATGACGATGTTGTCGTGGCGCAGGTCGCGGGCGGCACCGGCTCCGGCATCCTCAACATCCCCGTCTCCGAGGTCGTTGACGACAGCTATCTCGCCACCTCGAGCGATTTCGGGAAGATCAAGGAGTTCGACGTCGCCTCGACGAACACCGTCGTCGTGCTCCCGTCAGCGCTCGACTCCGGCGTCGGCGCAACCATCGGCGTCGCGCGCAAGACGGGCGGCAGCAACACGCTGACCATCCAGGCGTCGGGCTCCGACCAGGTGGCCGGCGGCGGATCGTTCACGCTGTCGTCCGATGGTGACAGCGCGATGTTCGCGTCCAACGGCGCCGACGAGTGGAAGCTCTGGTCGTTTGCACGGCCGTCGCTCGCAACCGGCGCCATCACGTCCGATCTGCTCGACGCTCGTATCATCGGCGGCCTGGCCGCGGTGGGCGACATCAAAATGGTTGCGCTCGAAACCGTGCCGGATGGCTGGCTCGAATGCGACGGCGCGGCCGTGTCGAGAACGACTTACGCCGATCTGTTTGGTGTGATCGGCGAAACCTGGGGCGAAGGCGACAACGCCACCACGTTCAATCTGCCAGACCTGCGCGGGCGCGTGCCGCGCGGTTGGGATCACGGTGCCAATCGTGATCCCGACAAATCCAGCCGTACGGCAAGCAACACCGGAGGGCTGACAGGGGATCGCGTCGGCTCGGTGCAGGGCGATGCGCTGATTGCCCACACACACGTGCTGAATGGCAACCGCGGGACGTCGTTTTCCGGTGGTACGACCTCAGTGGGTGTCGATGCCAACGGTCTGACGTCAACTGCTGGCGTGACCGGCGCGGTGAGCGCTGGCGTTTCGACGTCGACCGAAACGCGGATGAAGAACGCCACCGTGATGTTCATCATCATGGCCGATCCGGCTGCCGCGGCAGGAGCTGCCGGCACACTCAACACAATTCATACGACGAGCGGTGCTCCGTCGTCAGGCGTCGGCATTGACGGCGACTATGCGATCGATCCGACGGCGAAGGTGATGTACGGGCCGAAGGCCAGCGGATCGTGGCCGGCGGGGGTGTCGCTGGAAGGTGCGACGGGTCCCACCGGCGCCACCGGCGCCACCGGCGCGACGGGTCCAACGGGCGCGACGGGAGCTACCGGTCCGACAGGCGCAACCGGGGCGACCGGAGCGACTGGCGCGGCAGGACCAAATGCTGGCCTCGACTATGCGTTCAACACGGCGACAAGCGGAGATCCCGGCAGCGGTAAGCTGCTGTTCAACAGCGCTACGATTGCAAGCGTGTCTCAGCTCAACATCTCCGAAACCGGTCGCAATAGTGAAGCGCTGGCGTCGGTGATAGCGACATGGGACGACAGCACAAACACGGCGCACTATGGGCACCTGCGAATCTTTGATGTTGCCGATCGCACGAAGTTCATCGAACTCGAAATCACCGGCACGATTACCGATGCAGGCTCTTACCGCACGATCCCCGTGACCTACACGGCTGGCGGCACCCTGCCGAGCAATGACGCCGTGCTTGCTGTCATGTTCGAGCGCACCGGCAACAAGGGGGCTGACGGCGCCGGAACTGGTGACGTAACCGGCCAAGCGTCTTCAGTTGACAATGAGATCGCGCTGTTCTCTGGCACCGGCGGCAAAACGATCAAACGCGCCACGACGACGGGCGTTCTCAAGGCCACGTCTGGTGTGATTGCCGCTGCTGTGTCCGGTACGGATTACGCTCCGGCCACTTCCGGCACATCCGTGCTGAAGGGCAACGGCTCAGGCGGGTTCAGCGCAGCGGTTGCCGGGACGGACTATGCCAGCCTGTCGTTCACGACCATCGCTGTATCCGGTCAATCCAACGTCGTTGCGGATTCAGCCGGTGATACGCTGACGCTCGCGGCTGGGTCCAACATCACGATCACAACTGATGCAGCAACTGATACGGTCACGATCGCGGCGTCAGGCGGTGGTGGCTCCGGCTCTCCGTCGATCCCGCAAGGCCGCCTGACGCTGACGACCGGAACGCCCGTGATGACCTCGAACGCCACGGCGCAGACAACGGTGTACTATACGCCGTATGCGGGCCGCTTCGTGCCGCTCTATGACGGCACAAGCTGGACGATGACGGACATCGGCGGCGAACTCTCGCAGGCGACCACGGATGCCACCAAGTCGCCTGCCGCCGGCACGACCAACAGCAATTATGATCTGTTTGTGTGGAACGATAGCGGCACATATCGTTGCACGCGCGGGCCAGCGTGGAGCTCAGACACAGCCCGCGGTACCGGGGCTGGAACAACCGAACTCGAGCGCGTCAACGGTATCCTGGTCAATAAAATTGCCATCACGAATGGCCCTGCGGCGCAGCGCGGCACGTATGTCGGAACCATCCGCACCAACGGCTCGAGCCAGGTCGATTACAGTTTTGGTGGAACGGCGACAGGCGGCACGGCGGCCATCTTCGGCGTCTGGAATATGTACAACCGCGTGACCGTGTCGGCCGAGGTGCGAGACAATACGGACAGCTGGTCCTACTCCACGACGAGCTTCCGTGCGGCCAATGCGTCCAACAGCATGCGCGTCAGCCTCGTGGCTGGACTGAACGAGGATGGCATCTCGGCCACGTACTCGGGAGCGTCGGCCAACTCAGGCAGCAACGCCATGCAGATTTCGATTGGCTACGACAGTACGTCATCGCCATCCGGTACGTATCAGCTATGGAATTCGTCGTCGATCGGACCATCCGCATCGGATCTGCGCCGCCTTCCTGGGCTGGGCTTTCACTACGTGCAAGCGATCGAACGCGGCAACACGAGTGCGACGTTCTACGGCGACAATGGGTCCGGCACGGTGGTCTCGACCGGCCTTTCATTTGCATGGAGATGCTGATGCTGGATGCGTTGCACACCGCGATTGAAGCGGTAGCGCCGATCGATGGGGTATCGGTCGGTTCGCGAGCAGATAAGTCCTCGTGGCGCGTAGCGTTCAAGCCGGAGGCGACCGATCAGCAGAAGGCGAACGCGGCGGCTGTTGTGGCCGGGTTCGACATTGATGCGCCGACTGTCAGCCAGGTTATTGCAGAGCGCGAACGCCGTTTGGCTCTGGGGTTCAACTACGACTTTGGCGACGCGCGCGGCGTGCATCGGATCGGTACGACCAAAGAAGATATGGCCGGGTGGTCGGATGTTTCGACATATGCCGGTGCGCTCATTGATCGTGGCGATCTGACTACACAAATCCCGATCGCAACAAATACCGGCACGTGTCTCGTCACACCTCCCGAGTGGCGGGCAATCGAGATCGCTGCGGCTCAGTTCAGGCAGCCGCTTTGGACCAAATCGTTCGCGTTGATGGCCATGAACCCCATTCCCGCGTCGTATCAAGATGATTCATGGTGGTCCTAACGTCTTTTAGGCATCTCCAATAGACGATCGTCGGGCCATCCCATGCATATGCGACGGCGAATTGTGTGTATGCTGATGCCAGCTGCATTTGCGGCTTCTATCAACGGAATTCGTTCACCGTTTACGTCAACAAACCTCGTCCTGCGAGTGTTTCGAGATTGTTCAACTGGAAGAGCCCATCGACAATTACCGGGAGCATAATTGCCGTTCATGTCTGGGTATCGGTCAATTGAATGGCGGTTTGACGGGCGTGGTCCCATATCAGAAAAAAAATGTTCAAAGCTGTGGCGCCAACGTTCACATACGGAAACACCGCGTCCTCCGTATAAAGGATAGTCCGGGTTGTTCGGGTTTGTCGTTCGTTGAATGATGCGCTTCCACGTTTCATACTCTCGCGATCGTTTTTTGCCGTGAGTTCTATTCTTTTGTGCTGCCAGTTCAATGCGTAGGCATCCGCAAGACTTTATCAATCCCCGTTTGAGGCTTGATACAAGGATGTCGCGTTGAGTGCCGCACACGCAGTTGCACCGAGCATACCGTCTTCCTTTGTGTGTCGGCGCTTCTGCGATCACCGTTAAACGCTCGTACCGCGTACGGCCGGCCAAGAGAGATTCGAATGGGGTCCGTTTCATCACAGAATGATTACACAGTCTGTTGGCGTGCATCAACTCAAAATCCCCGCGGACTACACGAATGACAGCTACTGGACATAACGAGCTTACCGCGGCGATTGCGGAAAACCTGAAGCGCCGGCACAGCACGCACACCGAAGTCGTCAAGGAGGCCCTGCCCGCCGAACTCGTGGCCCGGATCGACGCGCTCGAGCACGGCATCCAGCACCTTTCCGAAGCCGCAACGCAACTCTCGGCCGACCTCCTGCGTCTGATGACGGAATTCTCGTCTCACGTGCACGATCCGCCGGCCGAGATGAAATCCATCGCGGAGCGCGTCCAGGCCCTCGAAGCTCTCGCCAACAGGAGGGCGGCATGAGCCAGCCATGGATGGAAACCGCCTGGTCTCACATCGGCCTGCACGAGACCGCGGGCAGTAAGGCGACGGCTGAGATCGTCGGCATGTACGCCAAGGCCGGTCATCCCGAGGTCACGTCGGACGAGGTGCCGTGGTGCGCGGCGTTCGTCGGCGCCTGCCTCAAGGACGCTGGCCTGCCGAACACGGGCAGCCTGCTGGCGCGGTCGTATCTCGACTATGGCACCAAGATCGAGGATCCGCGTGTCGGCTGCATCGCGGTCTTCAGGCGCGGCGCTCCACCGTCGGGCCATGTCGCGTTCGTCACCGGCTGGGGCGCGGGCCATGTCCGCGTCATCGGCGGCAACCAGGGCGATGCGGTTTCAGAGGCAAACTACCGTGAATCCGACGTGCTCGGCTATCGCTGGCCGCCCGAGCAGCTCCCGGCGGCGGTCGTGAACGCCACGAAGCCGATCGCGAGGTCGGGCACCGTGTGGGGCTCTCTGGCCGGCGCCATGGCCGCGATCGGCGCGTTCTTCGAGCAGTCGGCCAGCGCCGTCATCGAATGGGGCGCGAAGTTCGCCGAGTTCGGGCCTGCACAAACAGCGCTGGCGTCGATGGGCGGCAACGTGAAGTCCATCACGCTCGGGTTGGGCATCGGCTCCGTCCTCTACGTGATCTCGAGGCGCGTGAAGGCCAAGCAGGAGGGCGCAGCGGGATGATTCTGCTCTCGACCATCATCGCCCGGCTCACGGCGGCATTCGCCGGCCATGGCCTCGTCGTCGGCCTTGTGGCCGCGCTCGGCATCATGGTCCTGACCTGGGACCGCGGAAGGATCAACTCTGCTGTAGAGCGTGGCGTCCAGTCTGAACGTGCGAGCGTCGAAAAGCGAGGGGAGATCAATGCTCGCAAAGCTGACGAAGCCCGCCGTTCTGTTGAGCGGCTTCCTCCTGACAGGTTGCGCGACCGGCATTTCCGTGACTGACGGGCCGACCGATTCCGCTTGCAAGTCTTTCAAGCCAATCGCTGCCAGCAAGGCGGACACTGCCGAGACCAAGCGCCAGGTCATCGGCCACAATAAGGCTTTCGACGCCATCTGCCCAGGCCAGGGAGCGCCTTCACAGAAGGTTGCGGCAAATGGATGAGCACGTGGCATCAAGACTTGCCGCCGGGGCCGCCGCCATCGCAGCCGCATGGGCTGGAGACGGAAAGGCGTTTGACCCGGCT